AGCGTCATTTGTTGCGTGTAAGTCACATTTTCCTGCAAAACCTAGCTCATGACCAAAAGAACGCTCTGCAATCCATCCAATCCTTCCGTATTGCTCTTCTAACGCACGAACGCATCCTTGGGTATGTTCTTGATGCTTATCATGAGAAATGCCCTCAAAAAACGATTCTATAGCTGTATGAATCTCTGTACCAAGATCAGCCGCGTTACGTCCTTGTTGCTTGGAATCTTGGATAATGCGATCAATATAATCTTGCTCTGATTCACCTTCGCGTTTTGTTGATGTAAGAGCCGCCATTAAAACTTGAGTTTGCATCCATGCTACTAACGCAGGTTTGTTTGCTACACCTAGTACCGTAGTTACCGAAGGTATATAGTCATGCTCTCTTGCGTCTCTTAGTGTGGTATTGCGCTCCTTACCATTCTTACCTACAGTTGTATATTGTGGTATGCCATCACGCGTGTACCAATGGTTTGATTCTGATGCGCGAATCTTTGGTGGCTCTGATGCGTAAAACAAACTTTTGCTTTGCTCAGTCATAATTATCTTTCAGTTAAAAATCGGTTAAGTTCTTTTGCATACCATTCTATTTTGCCTGAATCTTCACTTGATTCACCTTTAAGACCTATGCGACTTGTGTACTTCATGATGTTTCCACGAAGGTATCCAACATATTCTTCAGGTGATAATTTGGCTCGAATATACTCAATTGTTTCTATACCTCCTTGGGTATAATGCGGAGGGTGATTGATCATATCAGGTTTTGGTTTGTTTTTATTTTCTCTATCTATTTCCAAGTGCCTCTCCTTATGATGATGTTTACATAGCCACACAACATCAAGCGGTTTATTATAATCTTCATGGTGAGCAACTACATGCTGTGTAGTACCACATCTCTCACATGGTTGACGAACTAATTTTCCTGTTAGAATTGCATAAGCCACATCTTGATGCGCTTTTTTCTTTAACTTGTTCTCGTAAAGCCAAAACTTTTTATGTGGGGCAACCTGTTTGTAAGATAACAACCTTTTATTTTTTCTGCCTGCATTAACTTTTTTAACATGGCAAGCTCTACAATGACCCGACAACCCATCCCTGTTAATAGCTGATATGTAAAAGTCTTTAGCAGACTTTTTTTCATAACAATTACTACAAAGTTTTACATNTTCTATGGGTTGTTGATCAGGGTGATTTGCGTCATTCGCAATAGTCACCATAGTTAGAACGGTAAATCGTCAGCCATGTCATCAAAATTTGCGCTTGATGCAGAATTACCTGTACTAGGTCCTCCATGTAAGCGCTCCCATTCAGGAGATTGCCTAATTTTATTTTGAAGATTATCAGAGAACGACCCAAACAATTCCATGTCAGCTTCATCAATAGAAAATAGTTTTAGTTCATTCTTGCCTTCAGGTAAACCATTCTTTTTCATTGAGGAGGGGACAGGATTAATTGTGGCAATGTTTGTATATGTATTGCCATTGTTTTGAGTTTCTACAACTGAAAGCATTGCCCACTGACCTAAAACATTTTTAAGTTCAAAGCCTTTAAGTTCTTCGGGTGCAAAGTCTTTACCTCTCCAAGTTTGTAAATCTTTTCTTAGTGTTGACTTGTCAGCCAAAGTAAGAGTGAAGTTTTTAGAGACAGTCATTGGATCACCCTTAGATGTTACTGTTGGATTTCCTTGAGCGTCTTCTGAGTGCACTTCAAATTGAAACATGACTTTATGTAATTGTTTTACATTACCCATGTACGTTGATTCTTGTGTTCCAAGATCAATAATTCTATAACATCTAGCAAGATGCATGCCTGTTGGTACAGGAATAAAATTACTACTACCACCTTCTGTTTTCGCTACTAAGCTCATTCTTTTCTCCTAAGTTTGTATTNAATCTAACGTCTCTAAATTGACCATCGGATAATCCACACTCNAAGCGGATCATATTCCAATCGTCAGGTGTTGCGATGCCGTTAATAGCTCGACTCAACGCTTGTATCAGCATTTGTTGTCTTTCTAGTTCGGCTTGATGCCACATAGCTTGTTGATAATCTTCATCATAAGAGGCCATATATACCTCCAAAAACAATAACTATAAGCCCTACAACAGATATAGCTACAATTAAAAAATCAACAGTTATAAAACTTTTTTGCTTATATAACTTTTTCTCTAGGACAACTCTTTGAAATGCATCGGCGTCTTTACTTGCCCTTGTCTCAAAAGGTTCTTGATAAAGCAATCCTATTTGAACACCTGCTTTAGTCATATAAGGTGGCGTTTTTCTGTACTTCTTATCATTCGCTTCCATTCTCTTTCCTCCTAATAAAGTATTTGAGTGAAAGAATATTACCATAATTTAATTATTTGTTGCAATCTTTTTTTTAACTGTGTAATATCGAGTTAATTTCAGAAAGGAGAGTAAAATGCAACTGAGAGATTATTTTGAGAACAAACCGCACGGTAGTAAAGTAATATTCGCTACAAGTCTTGGTATCACAAAGACTTGGCTTTCTTTAATCATAAATGGTAGAAAGTTACCTAGCGTACATCTGTGTATACAGATAGAAAAATTAACAAAGGGAAGAGTTAAACGTAAAGAGTTAAGACCTGATTTTTTTATTGGAGTATAGATATGCATTATTTTGAGTACAACATTAAAGACTACAGGGCTGACGCATTTCAATTAACGCTTATTCAGCACGGGGCATATAAACAATTAATAGATCAATATTATTTGAATGAGTCCCCCTTAGCCTTAGATTTAGAAGTTTTGTTTTACGATTTATTAATAAGAGGTGAAGATGAAAAGAAAGCTATTGTATTTGTATTGGAAAAGTTTTTCGATAAGACCGAGAGTGGTTATGTTCACAAGCGATGTGACTCTGTTATTGAAAAGTATAAAGCGAAGTCTGATAAGAATCGCAACAGCGCTAACACGAGGTGGAATAAGGTAAGGGATGCGAACGCATTGCCACAAGAATGCGAACGCAATGCCAACCAAGAACCATTAACAATAAACAAAGAACCAAAAAACAAACATTTAGGTAAGTCCGATAGGTTTGATGATTTTTGGAAAGCATGGCCAAGTGGAGAACGTAAGCAATCAAAAGCAGACTGCAAAAAGAAATGGCAATCGAAAGGGCTAGATGAAATTGCTGACAAGATTATCACGCATGTAGAAAAAATGAAATTAACTGATCAGTGGATAAAGGGTTTTGAACCTATGCCCGCCACATATTTAAATCAGGATCGTTATTTAGATTTTGATGAGCCGAGCGCTCAAGCGGGAGTGCCACTCAACATGTTAAGAAAAGCTATATGATTGGGCTAGATCAAATTCTTCAAGTTAGAAAAAATGGCGTTACACCCGAAGCGATTAATGTTTGGGTTGGCGAAGACAGTGATCCACATTATGAGGGTGTGTGGCACAAGTATTCAGACACACAAAAATACCCTGCTGTTTTAATAGAACCTAAAGACAACTTAGATTCTTTTGACTTCAGAGGTATGTTTGGACTTGTTGTATTTATCAGGGGTGATAATTCTAATAGGATGCTTAAAGTTTTTGAAAAGATAAATAAATGCAAACCTGAAAGAGTTTTTATTTTTAATTGTGGAAAAGTAGATATTGAAATTTTAGATAGCAAAGGATTATTAAGTGGAATTCTTGACGCCTGAAGAAATAGATTTTGAAAAGTATTTAAAGGAAACTGAGCAGTATCAGAAAGTTCGTCCTGTCAGTGTATTTATTGATGATATTGAAGAGAACATAAAAAATCCAAAGCCTGACGAAAAATGTTTTATGCCTTGGAATAAAGCGGAAGCTACATTTCACTTTAGAGCGGGTGAGGTTACAGTTTATGCAGGGAGTAATGGCGGTGGCAAATCTTTAATCACAGGTCAGGTTGCATTAAGTTTGATTAAACAAAAACAACGCGTGTGCATAGCTTCGTTTGAAATGAAACCAAGCAAAACTATTTATCGCATGTTGCGTCAATTTGTAGGTGAAGATTTAGACAATCCTCTTATTAAAGATAAAGCAAATCATTTTAAATCAGCACTTGAAAAGTTTAAAAAGTTTACAGAAGAAAAACTTTGGCTATATGATCAGCAAGGTACTATGACACCTGATCAAATTATTGCGGTGACTAGATACTGTGCTATTGAATTAAAAATTCAACATATGTTTATTGATTCGCTTATGAAATGTATGAGGGCTGAAGATGATTACAATGCGCAGAAAGCTTTTGTCGATGAGCTGACAGCAATTGCAAGGGATCATAATATGCATATACATTTAGTACATCACATTAGAAAACTTGGTAATCAAGAGCTCATGCCCTCTAAGACAGATATTAAAGGTAGTGGTGCTATTACAGATCAAGTGGACAATGTCTTGCTTATGCACCGCAATAAAAAGAAAGAGCATGACATCAGCAAGGGAACTGTAGTTGCTGACGATGTACCTGATGCATATTTAATGTGTGAGAAGCAACGTAACGGTGAACATGAAGAGTGGTATAACCTTTGGTATAACAAAGAAAGCCAACAGTTCTTAGATTCACCCGATGGATTTGTTATGGTGTTTGAAGATGGTGGTAAGTTTTAATGGTTGATAAAGGTAACATGAGTAAAGAATTTCTGTATCAGTGTTTAGTTAGAGATGTTATTAAAAAAAGAATCGCTGATAGAGATAAGGCTTTTGAGTTCTTAGGTCGATGGGAAATACATCATAAGAAATCAAAATTAAGGGAAGATGTTTTATATCAATGGAATAAAGGCAACCGAGGAAAGGAGGGTGAATGGTATGACTAACGAAGTAAACAAACAATTGCTT